TCTCCTTCGCCTCGACTTTTTCTCGCTACCCGTCGAATTTGACCCGAAAAGGCCAAAACATGCCGAAAACCCGCCGTGGACCTTATCGGAAGAAGCCCGCCCTCGACCCCCAACAGGCGGCAACCTTGCCTCTTGTGGACTACCTGCGGGCGAGCGTGACGCAGCTCGAGGAGTGCGCCGAGCTCGCCGCCGAGTCGGGAAGCTGGCAAGCGGTGTCGGCGCTGAAGCTTCGGGCCCTCCAGACGCGCGCGGACCTCGATGCCGCCATTGAGAAGGCCAACCGCCCCGACGAGAACATGAGCGACGAGCAGCTCCTCGGCATCATCGTTCAGGCTGTGGCGCAGCTACCGCCGCAACACCTAGAGCGCATCGAGGAAGCCGTAGCCATCCGGCGTGGCGGGTCGCCACTTCGGCTCGTGAAGACGGGGACCGACGACGCATGAAAGCCTCCAACCTTTCCGACGCGCGCATCCTTGAGGTGCTCAACCGCAAGCGTGGGCGCCGGCACACGCACCTCGGCGACATGGGTCCCGGCTCCATGCCGTACGTGCACGATCCCGGCGTGCCGGATGCCCCGTTCAAGGTGCTCCTCGCGAAGCTTCGGTCAATGCAGCGTCGAGGCCTTATCAGTGGGTGCGGCTGCGGATGCCGTGGCGATTGGTTCGTCGGCGATGAGGTGATGTGGTCGGAGGATGACGAATGAGCCTCTCGGCCCTCGCGCGTGCAGCGGACACCCTCCAGCGCAGGGCAGTCGCGGACCCACTCGCCTACTTCAACCCCACGCCCCCGCAGTTGGCGTTCCTGTCGAGCAGCGCCCCGATCAAGCTGGCGCGCTCGGGGAACCAGCTCGGGAAGACGACGATGGGGCTGGTCGACTGTATCTACCGATGCCTCGGGAGCCACCCGTACACGCTAGTCCGTGCGGCGCCCATCGAGGCGTGGGTCGTCGTCGTGTCGTGGGAGCAGAGCCTGAGCATTCAACAGAAGCTCTGGAACCTCCTCCCCAAGGACGCTATCGATCCAGCCACAGAATACACCCCTGGACGCGGTATACGTGGCAAGACACCCATCGTAAGGTTCGTCAACGGAAGCGTTCTCCGCATCCGTACCGTCAACCAAGGCGCCCTCGCGCTGGCGGGGTCGACCATCGATTACGTCCTAGTGGACGAGCCTCCCCCGCAGGCCGTGTGGTCCGAGCTCGTCCCGCGTGTCATGCGAAACCGCGGGCGTATCGCCGTCACGCTTACGCCCATTGGCGCGCCGCTCGGCTGGCTGCGCGACCTGGTCGAGAAGCGCGTCGTGCAGGACCTGCACTTCCCGCTCACAGTGGAGAACACGACGCCCATCGGCGGGCGTCCGCTCCTGACGCAGGAGGACATCGACCGCCTCGAGGCGCAGATCCTCCCGATGGAGCGGCGTCAGCGCATCCACGGCGATTGGGACGCGGGCTTCTCCGAGGGCCGCATCTTCGCGGGCTTCGACCCAGTGGCGCACGTCTCGGACTTGTTGCCCGAGGGCGAGTGCCAGGTGGGCATCGGCATCGACCACGGTTCGGAGGGCGGGAGCCAGGTCGCCACGCTTTGCGTCGTCTCTCGCGAGGGTGGCGTCGAGGGCAACCCGCGCTTCTGGATCTTGGATCAGACGATCAGCAACGGCACGACGACGCCCGAGCAGGATGCACGCGACATCCTGAACATGCTGCGCCGGAACAACATGCGCGTGGAGTCCGTCGACAGGTGGACGGGTGACCGCAAGCATGGAGGCCGGCGGTGGGGCGGGAAGAAGTCGAACGCGCTGCTCATGCAGGGCTTCGAGCGCGAGCTGCGCCTTCCCGTCGGCTCCCTCGGGTTCCGCATCCATACGGCGTGGAAACCCGCCGGCTCGATCTACGAGGGCGTCCGCATCCTCAATTCGGCGATGCTGCGGCACGATCTGACGGTGCACCCCCGGTGCAAGCAGCTAATCGAGGACTTGAAGATGTGGGACGGCGCCGACGACGAGCACAAGCACGGCATCGATAGCTTGCGTTATGGTGCGGTGGAGCTCGTCACGCGACGGCTATACGTCCCCCACGCCGTGAGGATCGGATGAACGTCCCCGTCATCTCTTCGGACACCTACGAGGTCCGCCGCATCGAGCACACCCGCCTGCGTCGCCGTCTCCTCGAGGGCACGTGGGAGGAGGACCTCCACAACCGCCTCCAGATCCATCTGGGCACGGTTCGCAAGGCGGCGTGGGGCTACCCGGACATGTCGTCCAACATCTTCCGGCAGATCGCGCGTGCGTTGAGCGCCCTGTACGTGATGCCTCCTGACGTGACCCATCCGACGATGCGGAACGCGGAGGCCCTCGCGGAGACGATCTCGCGGTCGGGGCTCTGGGCGACGATGAACCGCTTTCAACAGCTCGTGGTCGGGTGCCGCGAGTATTGGCAGCGCGTGCACGTGACCGCCGACGGACGCCTGACGTTCCGTCCTGTGGCGCCGGACATGACGGTCGCGCGGTCGTTCGCCGACAGGCCCGACTACCCCGTCTCGGTGCATGAGCTGCGCGAGCGCCTGGACGAGAAGGGCGAGCCTCGGTGGACGTGGGACGTGCTCGACATCTCCGACCCGGAGAACCCGATCTACCAGGTCCGCGCGTACATCGACGGCGGCAAGGTCGGGGAGGACCTCTCGCAGGTCTACCTCGGCGGGAACTACTCTGGCGCGGCGTACCCGTACCGTCGCAACGACGGGCGCCCCATCCTTCCGTACGTGCTCTACCATGCGGAGCGCATCGGTGATCGCTTGTGGGACGCGTGGGAAGGCGTCGAGGTGGTCGAGGGGAGTCTGAACGTCGCGGTTGCGATGTCGATGCTGTTCCACGCGATCAAGGACTCGTCCTGGCCGCAGCGGTATATCGTCGGCGCGGAGCCGCAGGGCGGGACCATCCAGGGCGATGTCGCCGCGGCACGTCGAGAGGTCGTCTCCGACCCTGCTACCGTGCTCATGCTGCGCGCGGTCGACGAACAGCAACCCGTCATAGGACAGTGGCAGGCTGGGAGCGACGTGGCCAGCCTTGAGGCCACCATAAGCTCGTTCGCCAACCGCCTCGCGCAGGACGCGGGCGTCTCGCCTGCGGACATCCAGCGCATGGGCGGGACGGCGCGTAGCGGGTACGCCATCCAGCTATCGAACGAGGGCAAGCGCGAGGCCCAGAGGTCCTACGCGCAGTCCTTCCGCGCCTCCGACGAGCAACTCGTCATGACGGCGGCGATCCTGCTCAACCGAGCGACGGGCACGCAGTACGCCGAGGGCGGGTACTCGGTTCAGTACAGGTCGATCCCCTTGTCCGGCGCAGAGCTCGACGCACGCAGGAAGCACGCCCTCGAGCTCCTCGACGCCGGCCTCATGACGCGGGTGGAGGCGCTGCGCCTCTTCGATGACTCCCTCACCGAGCAGGACGCCGCGGCGATGCTCGCCGAGATCGATGCGATAAACAAGGCGCGCGAGATGGAGCAGGAAGCCGCCGAGGAGGCCGACGCGCAGGAGGAGGAGGAGGGCGACGCCCCCACCTCCGAGGAAGAGATGGCGCCGACTTCCGAGATGGATGCCGGAGAGGCGAGTGCCGGTCGTCAGTGAGCGCCAGCGCCGCTATCTGGCGGCAACGCACCCCGATGTGCTGCGCCGCTTCCTCGAGGAAGGGGCCCGCGCAGGGTTCCGCGCGCCGCCGGCAGTCGCGCGTGAGGCAAAGCGCGGTCTAGAACTGCGCGAGAAGTTCAACCGTGGTGGGACGCCAATCGGCGCCCGACGCGCGAGCCAGCTCGCCAACCGCTCGGTCGTCTCCGTCGAGACGGTGCGGCGCATGGTGGCATACTTTGATCGACACGAGGTCGACCTCGAGGCGCCCGCGGCGCGTCCTGGCGGTCTCGGCTACCCCTCCGCGGGTCGTATCGCCTGGCTACTCTGGGGCGGTGACTCGGGACGCGCATGGGCAAGGCGCATCCTGCGGGCCTACCAAGCAACCCGCAAGGAGTGACCATGCCCGACGATACCGTGACCCCCGACGATGTCGGCACCTCGCGTGCCGAGGAGCGTATCCGCAGCCTGAGCGCCGAGCGCAAGCAGCTTCGCGAGCAGCTCGCCGAGCTCCAGAGCCGCTACGACCAACAGGCCGAGATGGTCAAGCAGGCCGATACCTACAAGGCGACCGCCGCCGAGTGGGAGACGAAGTTCTCGCAGGCCCGCACGCAGTGGGAGACGGAGCGCGAGCTCTTCTCCCGCGGCATCACCGACCAGGAGGGGATGGACTTCGTGCGGATGGCGTACGACCGCCTCCCCGCGGAGGGCCGTCCTCCTCTCGGTGAGTGGCTCACGCAGGCCGACAAGCTCCCGAAGGCGGTGCGCGCGTACATGCCCGAGGGCGGAACTCCTCCTGCGCCTGCCGCTCCCCCGGCGCCGCCTCCTCCCGCCGCCAACGCGGGCGCGACGAACGCCCCGAAGGGCGCTCCGTCGCAGTATTCGCCGGAGGCCATCTCTCGCATGAGCCCCGCCGAGTACAAGGCAGCGCGCGCAGCCATCCTCGGGCTCGACCGCTAGACGCTCCTCGCGTGCGCGTAGCCTGCAAATGCGGTAGGCTACGCGTACCCGTCGGGTCGAGCCCCGTAACAGCGACGCCGGGATGACGACCAACCATCATCATCGAGGTACGCCACCATGGCTCTTACCGAATACTCTACCCTCTCGGGCAACGCCCGCGTCGCCGCCGTCCTCGCTCAGGAGATCGTGCTGAAGCTCGCCGACCGCGCGAGCCTCCACAATCACCCGTCGCTCATCAACTTCGGCAACATGGCGGGCCGTGGCTCCGCGGCGCTCCAGGTGCCCATCGTCGGCCTCGACGGGTCGGACCTCCTGAGCTCCGCAGCCGACGGCGCGGTCGTGGCGAACACCACGCTCACCTCGAGCGCGGCCACCCTCACCATCGGTCGCTTCGCGCTCCGCTACGACTTCACGGACCTCGCGGGCCTCACCGACTCCATCGGCCTCACCGCGCAGCGTCTCGCGGAGAGCATGGTCGGCTCGACGGTCATGGCGTTCCAGAACGCCCTGTGCGACGTGACCGACGGCTTCACCACCACCGCCGGCGTCTCGGGCGTCGACATGAGCGTGGATGACTGGTACTCGGCGCAGTTCGCCCTCACGCTCGCCAGCGTTCCCGGTCCCTACATCGCCATCCTTCACCCGCGCCAGCTCGCCGACTTTCAGTCGAGCCTCCGCGCGGAGTACGGCGCGACGCAGTTCGTGCAGGCTACGCAGGAGATGCTCAACATCAAGGGTCAGGGCTTCGCGGGCATGTTCAACGGCGTCGACATCTTCGTCTCCTCGAAGGTCCCGACGGCGAACGCCGGCGCGGATCGTGCGGGCGCGATGTTCGGTCGCGGCGCCATCGGCTACGTCGAGGGCTCCCCGTTCCCCATCGTCGGGGCTCCCGGCGTGGTGACCCCGGCTGGCACGCCGGTCGTCGTGGAGTTCGACCGCATCGTCGGCGGCGGGACCACCTCGATCCTCGCCAGCTACTACCTCGGCATCGGCAAGCTCCAGGACAGCATGGGCGTGTCGATCATCACCGACGCGTGAGCGTCATTCTCTAGCTAGGAGAGCACTGTGGCAGTCACCTTCTCGGACACTAACAACGCCGCCGGACCGACCTTCACGGGTCGTCCCGCTGTGCAGACCTCGGCGGGAGCTCCCAAGCTCAACATGCCGACGAACGCGCAGTGGTGGTACATCTGGCATCCCGCGCGTTGGCAGTGCATCGAGGGCGAGTGGCTCCCAGTGCTCTCCCAGTTGCGGGCCACGCCTGGCGTGAACGGCGTCGACAAAGACGGCGATACGGCAGGCGCGGAGACCAAGCTCCGTCGAGAGCACTGGACTGTGATCCCGTGGGACGTAATCGAGGGCGGCTACGTCACCGAGTACGATGGGGTGCGGGGTCCGGTGCGCCTGTCGCGGTGGGAGACCCCGCGCATGGTGGCGGGGCAGGTGGTCATTACGCCGGACGAGGTGGGGTATCGCGAGTTCCTGCGCGGCCTCGTCTCGTCCGGCGTGATCCGTCCCCCCGATCCCTACACCACCGACGCGATCAAGGAGCGCCAGCGCCTGAGGGTCGCCGAGAACAGCAAGCGCGCGGGCAACGACCCCGAAGCGACGCGCCGCCTCGAGGCCGACAAGGCCCTCCTCGCGCAGATGGACGCCGCCAAGGTGCCGGCGCCGAAGGCAGGTCGCCGTGGCTGAACAACGCGATATCAGGGACGCGAAGGATCGCTTCGCTGCGAACCTCGTCCGGAACGGTATGCGCCCCGAGCTCGCCGAGAAGAAGGCGAAGGAAGTGGCGCAGAAGCACGACAACAAGCAGAGCCGCTAGCGCGAGCTAGCATCGGAGCCCCCGATGGCCGTCAAGACCTCCCAGAATATGCGCAGCGGCGTCGCCGCCCTTGGCTACGTCGTCAAGTCCTCCGCGGGGCAGGCCCCGACGGCGGCCCCGACGCTCACCTCCGGTTCCGGCGCCCCGACGGCTACCGAGCCGAACGGCAGCATCTACCTCCGCACCGACGCGGCGACCGCTGACGAGGCAGTCTACTCCCGCATCGGCGGCGCTTGGGTGGCTCTGGACGGCGCGCCGTAATGTCGAGCTCCGACACGGAATACGCGCCGCGGTTCTCCATTCCGGAGTTCATCGAGCGCGGACGCGACAACAAGATCACCGCTCCGGTGTACCGGAACGGTGCGCTTGTCGCCCCCGTGTCGGGCACGGTGTCGGTTTACAAGGCCGACCAGGCCGCGGTGGTCAACGCCGCCGTGGTCACCATCGTTGGGAGCGTGGCCACCTACACGATCCCCGCGGCGTCCATCGGGTCGCTTGTACTCGAAGACGGGTGGTTGGTGGAGTGGAATCTCCTCATGCCGGATGGCGTCGCGCACGTCTTCCGACGGGATGGCGCGCTCGTCCGCCGCCGCCTCTACGCCGTCATTTCGGATATCGATCTGCTTCGTCGCCACCGCGACTTGGGGCAGCTTCGCGAGGCGGGGGTCACCAGTTACCAAGATTACCTCGACGAAGCCTTCTGCATGATTGAGAATCGCCTCATCGGAGGCGGCAAGAGACCCTATATGGTGATGTCCCCCGCGGCCTTCCGCGAGGCGCACGTCTGCCTGTCGCTCCATCTCATCTGGCAGGATTACGCCACCTCAGCGGGCGATACCTCGCGCTATCAGCAGCTCGCGGACTCCTACGGGCAGGCCTACGAGAACGCGTGGGGGCAGCTTACGTTCCACTACGACGAGACCGACGAGAATGTGGTCAACGTCGACCGCCGGAACTCGGGTAGCCCGACGCTCTGGCTGAACTCCACTGGCGGGCAGTATCCCCTCGGCTGGCGAGGCCTCCGCTCGTGAAGACGCGCGCCGAGGTCCGCGCCGCCTTCGACGCGCAGGTCGGGGCGCTCTCCGGCTGGACACGCTCGCGGTTCGCCGCGGACGTCTTCGGGCGTGACGCGCAGGGCCTGATGGGCACGGGGAAGCTCTACGCCGTCGGTCTCGGCGACACGAACAACCGGATGGGCGGCACGGGGAACGGCTACCGCGGTCGTCCTGGGCAGGGCCTTCTGGTGGAGACGTCCGTCGTGGTGCGGTGGGCGTACTCGATCCGGATGAAGGACCAGACGCTCTCCCGCGACGAGGGCGAGGCCGCAGGGCAGGAGATCATCTCGGCGTGCGAGGCGTACAACGCCACGTGGCCGGGAGAGCTCAAGGTCCAGCTCCAGACGGTTACTACGGAAGTGACCGATAGCGGGGAATGGTTCCTCGGTACGGCGACCTTCCTCGTCCTTCACGCTCTCCCAATCTCGTAAGGGGTCGAAAAACATGAGTATCTCCGCGGTAGTGAAGAACTTTCGGGACGGGTCCCTGGTCGTCTCCGACGCCACCACGCCCACCCCCATCGCGCTCACGGTGCAGTACGAGGCCGGCGACTTCAGCATCACCGGCCAGAACGAGGGGAACGTCGAGGTCACCACGTACCTTGACCGCGGCGAGCTGGGCAGCCTCCGCAAGACCAACCGGACCTTCCCGACGGGCAGCTTCACGGCGCACTTCACGGACCTCTCCGACGCGACCGACAAGACGCTGTTCAACATGGCGACCTGGACGGGAGCGTTCTCGACGGCTGTGTCCAGCATCACGGGCAGCGACGTCAAGACCTACAAGACGCTGGTCTGGACCTGTGAAGGCACAAATTTCGGGGACCCCGCCGACCATGTCCTAACCCTCGGTGACGTGCGCATCGATTCCGTGGACATCGCGGAAGGCGACCCCAACACCTACACGATCAACTTCACGGTGTACGGCGCCATCACGGCGACGTGAACCGTCGCGGAACGTGCAACTAATACGCCCCTCGGCTATGGCTGGGGGGCGTTCTCGTATCCGGAGGTTCCATGTCCGTCGTCGTCCAGCTCGGTGCTCATTCTGTCCCGCTCCGTGCGCCTCCGTCCTCGATGGTGCGCCGCGAGGTGGCTGTGGCGATGGCTACGTCTCCTCTTCGCGGGCTCTGCGCCGCCCTGGGCGCGTGCTGGGGCGGGAAGCCGCTCAAGGCGAAGTATCAGTACCAACCGCTCCCCTACGGCGGCGAGGTCTTCGACGAGCTCATGGCGCTGGGCATCCCTGAGGTCGACATCTACGAGGCTGGCCAGAAGGCCCTTGCCTTGTGCGTCGAGGTTCCCACCGAGGAGGCCGTGGCGCGTGCCGAGGGTTTTACCGCTCCGCAGACGGAGCCCTCGACGCCGTAGCGATGGAGATCGGCTTGACGTGGTGCGGCGACCCCGACGCGTTCTGGCGCTGGCCAACCGAGACGCAGGAGCGCGTCCTCGGATGGTACAGGGCGCGCCAGCCGGCGCCCAAGAAGCGCAAGAAGGCGTTCCAGCCCCGCGCCGGTGATACGGTAGACCCAGCGGCGCGAGCCTTTTGGGGGTTGTGATGGGCTTTAAGGTGCAGGTCGGACGCGTTCGAGCCGAGATCGACCCCGCCCTACAGGCAACGATCAAGCAGATGTTCGACCTTTCCTACCGGAAGATCGTGACCTCGCTGGAGGAAATCGGCGAGGAGGTCTCGATGGATGCGCGCCTGAACTGGTACAAGGGCGTGCTTCAGAGGACAGGGCAGACGGGTCGCATCGCCTACGACATGGTGGTCCTTCCCGACAAGATTCAGGTTGTCGTGCATCCCGACGAGACCGACCGCACCTACTACGTGCGCCGCCCTGGGCCGAACTCCACGGTGACCATCGGGACCGACGAGTTCACGTACTCGCGCATGATGTCCATTTACCGTCGCACGGGGCAGCTCCCGTCCGAGTTCCGCAACATCGCGCGGTTCACGGCGACGGGGCGTCCGACGGGACTCTACAAGCGCCAGCCGAACCCGAAGGCGAGCGACGGCGGCAGTCAGTGGAAGACGTGGGTCCTAGACCCCGGCAAGCAGCTAGCCAAGCGGCTAAAGGACAGGGGTAGCGAGGAGCTCAACGACTACGTTGAACGCAAGCTGCGGAGGGTCGGCTAATGGCGGGTGAAATTGACCTCAAGGTATCCGCCGATATCGGCGACCTCCGGCGGCAGCTCGAGAGCATCCCCGGCATTACGGCAGAGCAAGCGCGCCTCATGGTGGCCGAGCTGGACCGCGGCTACAAGCGTGCCGAGAAGGCCGCGGCGTCGGCTGCGAAGGCCACGCGCGCCGCGATGAAGCAAGCCGAGGAAGCCACGCGCAAGGCCAGCGAGGCCGGGAAGGAGCTGGGCGACAAGTTCGGCCACGTCGGTTCTAGCGCGGGCAAGCTTGCGGGCGCTCTCGACCTATTGGCTCCCGGCCTCGGGTCCGTCGGCCAGGGCATCGCGGACCTTGCGGACGTGGGCGAGGTGGCTGCGGGGAGCATCGGGTCGTTCGCAGCGCCGGCGCTGGGTGCGCTTGCGGCGGCGGCCATCGTGCTGACTCCGGTCATCATCTCGCTGAACTCGGAGATGGAGGCCGAAGCCGAGGCCGCCCGCGTGATGGGAACAGCGCACGCATACGCGCGACAGGAGATGGAGCTTCAGCGCACGGCTGCCCTCGATCTTGCGGTAGCTACCGGGAGCATGACCGAGGCCGCGCGCACGGAGGCCGATATCCGCGCGCAGGCCGGCCAGCGCCTCGGCGACTACCTCGCGACCCTGACGCAGACCACACAGGAAACCCTCCTCGCGGAGAATAAGGTCCGCGCCATCGCAAAGACGATGGGCGACCTCGCGACGGCTGGCCTGTCGGTGGTCGGTCCCCTCCTCCTGGTCGCGGAGGCCCTCGGCGCACAGGTCCCCACGGTGTCCGACCTGACGTCGAAGCTCACCGACTACATGGGCCTGACGGGCAAGGTGGCAGTTGCCGAGAAGAACGCGGCGCAGGCTGCCGAGGTCGCCATCGTGGCGACGAAGAAGACGCGCGACGAGCAGATCAAGGCGTCGCAGGCGAAGGCCACGCACGTCGCCGCGTCGGTCAAGCTCACGAAGGCGCTGAAGGAAGAGAAGGTCCAGATGGACGCCCTGGAGGCGGCGCAGCGGACCATCGAGCAGGCGCGTACTGCGGAGCTCACGGAGTCGCAGAAGCTGACGGAGCAGCTCGGCAAGCTCTCGGCGCAGCGTGCCGAGCTCGCCGCGGCGGGCAAGCTCACGCCTGAGCTGGCAGCGCAAAGCGCAGAGGCCGAGATCGCGCTTGCGAAGATGGTCGCGGATGCCCGCATCGAGGAGGATCTCCGCGCCATCGAGGCGACGGAAGCCTACGAGAAGGCGCAAGCCGCCGAGCGAGCGAAGCGCATCGAGGAGGACCTTGAGGCGAACCGCGAGTACTGGGCGCGGCGTCAGGAGATCGCGACGCAGGCCACCGACGTCGTGGCCGCGTACTCGCAGTATGCCCTCGACCAGAGCGTGCAGGGCTACGAAGACGCCCTCGCGGCGCAGGATGCCCTCGGAAAGAAGGCAACCGACGCGGAAAAGAAGCGCGCCGCCGAGGAGGTGGCTGAGAAGCGGAAGCAGGCGATGATCGCGTTTCTTATCGACAAGGCTGCGAAGCTTGCTCAGGCGTTAACCGCGACGGCGCTCGCGACCATCAACGCTCTCTCCACGCCGCCGGCGCCCAACTACATCGCCGCGGGGCTGGCGGCGGCAGGCGGCGCGGTACAGGTGGCGACCATCGCCGCGGCTCGCCCTAGCTTCCATTCCGGCGGTATGGCCGACTTCACGCCCGACGAAGCGAGCGCAGTCATCCGTCGCGGGGAGGCGGTCCTCTCGCCCCAGGGACGGCGCGCCCTCGGCGACGACACGATCCGCGCCGCTAACGCTGGCATGAGCAGCGGGCAGACCATCGTCGTCCAACAGGTCTACCGGCACCGCGTCTTCGACTCGTTCGTGCAGGACAACCTCCGAACCCGTGGTCCCCTCGCCCGCGCGTTAGGCTCGGGAGCACGCGTCGGACAGAGGAGCTAGAAAATGGGGACCGCCTTTACGCCCGATGCCCTCCGCGGCATCCTGATCCCTGACCCGCGCATCGTCCCGAGCTCGCCGGCGCTGGCCTCGAGCTACACGCAGGCCGACCCTGCACCAGGCGTGCCCGACCCCACGGCGGCGACGGCGTTGACGCTGGAGACGTCCGGTAGCCAGACGAACGGGACGACCATCGAGGTCGAGTGCACCCGTTCGGGCGGTGCCATCACCACGGACTCGGTACGTGCAGGCGGCTTCGCGTGGCGAGAGAGCGGCGGCTATTGGCAGGGCTGGGACGGCCCCCTCGGCTACGCCGGATGGGACACGGTGCACACCTGGGCGACAGGCGCGGGCGCTGACCTGTATACCTACCCGCACGTCATGTTCACGCGAGACGGCACGCGCCTAGTCGTCGCGCAGAAGACGGTAGCCGCGGGCAGCCTTCAGACGCTGGTCGTCTTCCGTCGCTCGCTGGTGGGAGCCACGTCCACGTCGACCATCGTCACGAACGCCATCACGGCGCAGGCCCTCCACGCGTGCATCGTGGAGACGCCTGACCGACTCGTCCTGCTCGTCACCTACGACGACCTCCCGAGCGTGGGCGTGCAGGTCCGCGCCTACGCCAGCATTGACGACGGGCAGGTCTGGGACCTCCAGACGACGGCATGCCTCCCGGCGTACATCGACACGAGTACGACCACGGTGCGCCGTCTGCGCGCGGCCTACCACGCGGGGCAGGTCCTCCTGGTTCTCGGCGTGCGGGTGCCCACTGCGACAGTGGACGACACGCTCTGGCAGTACGCGAGCATCGACGGCGGCTTCAGCTTTACGCTTGTGGAGAAGGTCGATGCATCGGACGCCGACTCCGTCCACGTTGGCGGCGTGCAGGACCTGTATGTCATCCCCGACGTGGGCTTCGGCATGGTCTACTGCGGCAGCTCGAGGAATACCTACGGCGCCAACTCCGAGACCCTCGCCAAGCGCCTCGGGAGCGCGTTCCAGCGACTTACCGAGGTGGAGCCGGTAGAGGTGGGCCTGCTCCAGCCCGCGGGCAACCTGACGGTCGGTGGGGCCCTTAGCGACGACACCGAACTCTGCGCCGCGCTGGATGACGACGGCGCGATCTATGCCTTCGCCCCCAACACGGGCAATTCCTCCCGCGTGCGCCCTGCGAAGTCGCTAGACGGCGTGACGTGGTCCGTGCTCGGGCAGGCTGCGAACCTTGTGCATAGCATCGACTACGCGGGCGAGCGCCCAGCCTCGATGACCTGCGCTTGGTACGGCGGCGCGTGTCACCTCGTCCACGCTGTGGACTCCACGACGATCTACGATGCTCAGCTCGGCGTCGCGGTCCTGAGCGGGTACACCGCGGCGACGCTGCCGATGCTCCCGGCGGTGCAGTCAGGAGGCGACTATAGCGCCGGCTCGTACATGACCTGGGCGCCGTACTGGGATCCGTCCGCGCTCGGGTGGACTACGGTTACCGTCGGCGCACCGACGACGACGCTTACGGGCGGCTCGATGCAGATCTCGGCAGGCGTTGGCGAGGTCCGCGCCTACGTGCACACGCGCGCCGTGGCGCTGACGGCAGCGCACACGGTGCAGGCCTGCTTCGAGGTGGACTGCGATAGTGGCGTGACCACGCACACCACGATGGTCGCCGGGACCGGCGTCAACACCTACAAGCTCCGTATCCGCGTCACGACCACGCAGGTCGTGGTCATCGACTTCGTGTCCGGCGCGACGAAGATGACCTACAACCGCACGGCAGGGCAGTACATCCACGTGCGTGCGTGGCTCACGAACAACGCCGGGACAGGCAAGGCGACGGTTGCCGTTGACGAGGTCGACGGCCCCTACGGCATCTCCCGCGGGTACTACCGCGTCATCGACAACAACTCGATGACGGATGCAGGCGCCGCCGCCGCGGAGCAGTCCGTCTCTATCGGGCAGACCGGACTCGGCGTGTCGAATTGGCGCTACTGCGCGACGCAATACTCGTCCCAGATGGGCGACCCCCACGGCCTGACCATCCCCGAGGAGCTCAATGGGCGCGACTTCTCCTCTCGCCCGCTGACGCTCTCGCAGGGGCTTCGCGTGCGTGCCATTGGCGGGCCTGCCGCCCTGGGCGACCTTTGGTACATCGCCGCGCGCTTCGGGCACGGCGTGGATGCGCTGGCCTCGACGTCTCCATCGGTGACGTGGCGCAGCACCGACACTGTCTCGCCGCAGGTGTTCATCTGGGAGACGGACTCGACGGTCGCGAACATCTCGCCCCTTATGGGGCCTATCGGGGCGCTCTTCATCGGCGGCGCGAACTTCCGCACGGCCACGCTTGAGGGTCGCAACTCGACGGGCGGTTGGGTCTCCATCGGAACGTGGGATGCGGCCTCGGGGCAGACGGGCCTCGCGTGGGACCGCCGGAGCAACATCGTCTACCCTCGCAGCGCCGCGGCCAGCTCGGGCGTCTATTGGTATCCGCACGGGATCATGGATGGCGCGCGGTTCATGTTCGACACGGCGGCGGGACCCGTGCGCGCCATCCAGTACCAGACCGAAGGCGCCTGGACGAACGCTCCCACCAAGCACGCGCGGCTGTCGCTCTTCGGCCAGATGGGCGGCGTCGGCGCGAACGGCACGGCGGGCGCCATCCTGTCGACCTCTGGCGTCCTGCTCTGGAACAACGACCCGCAGTATTCCGCGTATCGCCTGACCATCCCGGTGCAGTTTGTGGCCGAGACCTACTACGAGATGGGCGTAGTTATGCTCGGGCACCTCGCAGCGTTCGGGCGCCGGTATTCCTGGGGGCGCAGCCTGACGAGCGAGCCGAATGTGGAGCTCCGCACCGGGAGCAACGGACGCCGCACTTCTCAGGTGCTCGGGCCGACGCGCCGCGGCGTGGAGTTCGGGTGGTCCGACGCCGCCGACCAGAGCGCGTTCGGCGTCGACCAGACCGCGACGACGCCCGACTTCTTCTACGGGTCATCGACGGGGACGCCTGACCCGACCGCCGCGGCGATGGATGGTCCTGCGCTCATGCGCGGCATCGTGGAGCATGTCGAGGGCGCGAATACGCCTGTCGTGTACCTGGCATACGCGCCTCGAGTGCAGCTCGCGCAGACGCAGATGGTCGTGCATCCCGACCTCCACCTCTACGGGCGCATCGTCTCCGATGTGTCCGTGGAGACGGTACAGGGCAAAGAGTGGGGCGGCACGGGTGCGACGGGCGAGATGGTTCGGACGTCTAGCCTGCGCATCGAGGAGGAGCTGTGACCGACAGGTGGACACCGAGCCAGTTAGCGGGGACCATCCGCTGGGTGCTCGCCGTCGAGTACGCCGGCGGCACGTGGTACCTGGCTGACGAGGCCATGACCGTCGCGTACGGCGCGGGTACGGTCGTGCTGTCTGACGGTCTCCTCGATGTGGCGGGCACGGAGGAGGGCCTTGACCTATGGTCTACCGACGCGCCGAGGCGTAGCTGTCAGGTGGAGTTCGACCTCGGCCTCGACGTCGCCGAGCTGGTGGAACGCGGGCATGACCTCGCGGGTTGCGTCGCGGAGCTCGCGCAGCTCGCCGATGGCGACGACTGGGCAGACCGCCGACCCTTCGTGCGCGGTCGGCTTGTCGAGCCGCAGTATGGCGCGGCAGGGGAGGGCGTCCGCGCCTCCATCGAGCAGGACATCCTGAGCGATGAGACGGAGATCCGCACGGTCGAGTGTGCCGCGCGGGACTTCGGCAACGCGGCCACGGCAGTAACCGGACACGCCTACCTCGAGGCTCTAAGCGAGAGCCAGGGCGAAGACGTGCAAGCTTCCATCACGCCGCCGATCATCCTCGGGACTCCCGGTGCCGGGACCATTCCCGGCTCGCCTGCGACACGCGTCCGGTGGTTCCAGGACGTCGCCTCAGGCGATTACTATTACTACTGGGTCATTGCCGGTCACGCCGTCGAGGCAACCACGGTCACTCTTCGCGCGACCGACGGCACCGAGGCCACCTTCCCGGTGTACGTGGTGACCTTGCCCAGCGGCATCGTCGTGTCGTTTGTCATCGACAACGTCGACGCGGCGTCACCGAGCTGGACCAACACCACCGAGAGCGCCGTCGTCATCTGGGATAACGGCGGCGGGTTGGTCGACCAGAACTACGGACCCCTGCGGTACGGCGGCGACTATGTGGCGTGGCTTCTCGCGCTCACCGAGCAGGACATCGACCATGCGCGGGTCAACGTCGCGCGCGAGCAGCTCCGCGGCTACCAAGTCGCGGCCTACCTGAACGACTCCGTCCTCGTCGCGGACTACATCCGCGAGGTCGTGCTGGACGTCCTCCCGGTGTCCTTCACGGTGGGGCCTCGGGGCGTATACCCGTACGTATGGCGGTGGGACGCTACCGTCGCCGATGCCGTGTGCGAGTGGAACCTCACGGAGGACTTCGACATCGCGCGCGAGGGCCTCGTCACGTACGAGGACGCCGACAAGATCGTAAACACCCTACAGCTTCGGTACGGTTGGCGTCCTCGGCGAGAGGAGTACGCCTACGAGATGTGGGCAGTGGGCGACCCTGCCTCGCGCCCTCGCGGGCTGCGCTTTGGTGGCGCGGCATCGCTTGCGCTGTCGTACTGGAGCGACCCGCTCCTCGCGCGCAGCCTGTCCCGGTACGGTGTGCGCTCTGATGCGCTGGAAACCGCAATCGTCCACGACGACCACACGGCGACGCAGGTCCTCGCGTGGCGCTCGCGTCGGTGGGCGCTACCGTCCCGCGTGGTGGAGTACGTCGCGGCGCAGCGATGGGGCTGGGTCGAGCCGGGAGACTTCGTGGTGGTCACCGACCCCGAGCTCGCGTGGTCGAAGCGACTGTGCCTGGTGCAGTCGAGAGCGTGGGCCGAGGACGGGTCGGTGCGATACACTCTGCGCGTCCAGGAGGGCTAAGGCATGGCCACGTTCACCAGCACGCTCCACGGCGAGCGCACCCGCCTCGAGGTCAGCGAGGCGCTCACCAACTACGGGTCCGGTACCCGTCTCGCCATCGAGACCATCGGCAAGGCGTGCCTCGTAGAAGTCAAGCGGGTCAAGCTGAAGCGCACGGCGGGCACTGCCGCCACGTTCACGCCGCGCATCTACGGGACATCTGGTGCCGTCGCCAACTCCGTGGACATGCAGTTCGCCGGGAGCTCGACCGCGGTGGCCGACCTCTTCGACGTGGCGACTACGGGCGTGGTGTTCAAGACCGACGCCGTCGGCAAGCTCTACCTTGAGCCAGGACCCGTAGCGGGTGCCGATAACGCCTTCGACATCGACGTCGTCCTCGAGGTGCTGTGATGGCCGGGACGCAGGTCTTCCCCTCGGTGCCTTCGACGGGTGGCGGTGGTTCCTCGGCGCTCACGTGGGCGGGGTGGTTCGGTGATGCTGCGGATGGTGACTTCACGGTTACCACGACAGTGCCGCCGTTCTTCAGTCCCGCTCGCGAGCGCAACTACAACAACCTGACCATCGCGTCCGGCGCCAACATGGCCGTCTCCGGGTTTCGCGTGTACGTCAACGGCACCCTCCAGAACCTCGGGACGATTCAGGACAACGGGAACAATGCCGATCTGTCCTCCGGAGGCGGGTCGCTGGCGGCAACGCAATACCTTCGTGGCGCGTCTGGTGGTGGCCCGAACGGTGGCAGCACGACGGCCAATGGCAATCCCGGCAACTCGAGCAGCAACGCGTCGATCAACAACTCGGGGTTGAACCCGAATGGCGGCGCAGGCGGGAACGCGGGCGTTCAGACCGGCGGCGCTGGTGGTTCCGCTGGTGTCGCCTCGACGCGATGGGCAGGCCAGCTCATTCAGGCGCGGCAGCAGGTCGGCGCGTTCGGCGGCGGCGCAGGCGGTGGTTCCGGCGCGGTCGTCACCGGCGGCGGTAGTGCGAACGGCGGCGGCGGCGGCGGCGGCGGCGGCGTGGTCTGGCTCGCGGCGCGCGTGCTGGACAACGCGAGCGGCACGATCTCCGCGCGCGGCGGCAACGGCGGCAACGGTTCCGGCGCTGCGCCTGGTATCGCAGGCGGCGGCGGCGGCGGCGGCGGCGGGCTCGTCGGAATCGTGTCGACCACGCCGTCGGCGTCGATGGGCGGAACCATCACGGCGGCAGGCGGCACGGGCGGCACTGGCTTCAACGGCGGCGGCGCTGGTGTGGCCGGGAACGCTGGCTCCGTCAACTACCTCATTCTCGGGTGACCTATGACGAAGTACCTTGTGGTCGCGGTTGGCACGCCCTCGCAGGATGCGACGGCCCTCGCCGTGGCGAATGGCTGCGTCGGCTTCTACACCGGCATCCCGCCCGTGTGGTCGGAGCTCGCCGCGGCGCAGGGCTGGACCCTGCCGTGCGTGGTGACTGAGGACGAGAACGGCGCGGTCGTCTCCTGGGCACCGGTGGCCTAGTGGCGCGGCTTCCTGTTTACCGGGACTACAAGACCACGAAGGTCGCCGCAGTCCTCAAGGCGGGGCAGAACGTCACGATTACGGACGCCGTCGTCGGCGACGTGGTCGAGGTTACCATCGGAGCCTCGGGCGGTGGTGGAGGAGGGGGCGGGACGCCTGCCTCGTCGGTCGTGAGCGAGACGACCTACGGGCAGCAGACCGCAGTGGGGACCTCCACCGACTACGCTAGGGCAGACCATAGCCACGGGAGCGTGTCGCTTCCCGCGCATAGCTCCACCACGGGCCTTGCGTGGACGAGCTCGGGCCACACGGGTAGCTCCACGGCGGTAGCCGCGTGGAATGGCAACGGGAACGCCTCAGTCGTGCAGGCGACCGCCGACGAGACGATGCTTGTACGACGCGCGGGCGTACTTCAGTGGGTGCCCCTCATCGTCGGCATCGCCGTGTACGCCGACTTCACTGGGGACAGTGGCGTCTACCAAGACGAAACGTCGCCTGAGCTCTACATCGGGACGGTGATCTGATGGCACTAACTCCGCTTACTCACCGACGACTCGCCACGGTCACGTCGGCAGGACTGACGATCAGCCAGGTACTCGACGCAGTCTGGGCTGGCGTGGCGCCAACGGTGACGACCTATTCTGATGGTTCTACCCGCTTGTTTTCGGGAACGGGCGCCACCGGCTGGACGTGGACTCTCGTACAGGTCGGAGGCGTCACCGAAGCCGTGTGGGCAAAGCCGCCGGGTGGCTCTCTCGAGCAGCGGTTCATTCTCGCCGGACGCTCTGCTATCCCGACGCCCAACCCGATCATGCTGTCCCCGGAAACGTTCCTAAACTCGGGCCTCCATCTGGGTCTGGCGTTGAACGCTGGCGCCTTCACGACATGGAACGGTTCGGCGCCATTCACGAGCGGCTACTTCAGTGGGTACACGCGTCTCGGACAGGCCGTCACCACGATGTCAACCAGCGTCACGATGACGATCTACGAGTCTCAGGAGGACATCACGGTAGAACTCGTCGCCGGCGGCACGGCCATCATGCTCTGCGGCGGCGGCGCCTACGTGGACCCGGATACCTCCGCAGCCCTTGCCGCCGAGAGTGATGGGCGTCGGTACGGCCTCTGGACCGGCGGCACGACCGCACCGACGACGTACCTGGCCAACGCCACGAACGGCAACATCTTCACCCACAGCGCCTCTGCCGGTAACGTCTCGCACACGTACCTGAAGCGCCAGGGCACGAACACCACGGATGCCGCCCGCCGCATGTGGTTTACCGCCACGCCTACGATCTCCGAGATGACGAACGCGGCGGGGGAGCTGGTCGGCATCCCCATCCCCATCGCCTCGACGGTGGCGTATGGTGGGCGGCTTCGCGAGAAGACATTTGTGCGCGGGATGCTCCGCAATCAGATCGTCAGCAACGCCGGAGTGACGGTGGGCTACGCCCTGGCACCGAGTACGACGACGACCGGTGACTGCATCCTCTTGAAGTATTGAGGGCAACATGACCTACACCGAGCAGATTGAGGCGTACGTGGCGCACTACCCGCAGACAGTCCGCTCCGAGGTGCCGGCGGCGTGTGGCGTGACGGAGCTCCCGTCCTACCCGTCCGTCGAGGTGGTGGCGTGGGACCATGACTTCTGCGAGCTGGTTGACGCTGACGGGGTCGAGATCGCGCGCTTTCGCCTCGTCGGTTAGTCGCCTCACATGGAGGTCTGATGCCCGAAGCGCAGACTGCGAGGTGGACTGACCGCCTTGTTCCGGTTCCCGTGTGGACTCTGCTTGTCGTCGGCGCCGCGATGGTCGGTGGCACGGGTGCGGTTGGCTACTTCAGCGAGGCGCAGGCCGGCGAGGGCATCCAACCGCAAGACGTCTCCGAGATGCGTACGATCCTCGCACGCATTGACGGGCGCCTGGAGGGCATGGAGCGCGAAGGCGCGGCGCTGCGCTCGGAGCTAGTGAGCCTGCGCCGGGACGTGAACACGCTCCGTGCCGATGTCGACGCCATCCAGCGCGGGCACTGACTGCCGGCTAGAAGCTGGCGAGGTGGCCGTGCGGGTATCCTCGGCTTGGATGCTCCCCGACGGACGCACGGTCCCCTCGCTTTCTGATTGCTACCTCGAGGCCGGCTCCGGCTGGCGCATCGAGCTACCACCCGAACCACCTAGAAGGCCACGGAGGCCACGCATGGAACCCGTACCCGTACCGCCCGAGGAGGTCGTCGCGCAGGTCTCCGATGACGCCGCGCTCCTGCCTGCGACGCCGCACGTCGCCGTGCCTCACGTGGTCGCACACGAAGGCCAGCCCGACAAGCAACCCGACGCGTCCGAGCTCGGCAAGCTCGCGGAGAGCGCGGGCGACAACCCGCTCCTGGCGCTGGGGCTCGCCGCTATTGCCGTGCTCGGCGGGGGCTCGGCGTGGAAGCTCTGGACGAAGCGGTCGGAGCAGAGCCACGAGCTCGCGATGAAGCGCCTCGAGCTGGACGCCGCGACGATGAACGGGACCGCGCAGCCTCCTCCCTGCCAGGTCAAGCAGACCGAGGTGGACGCGAAGCTCGCTGCCTTGGAGGCGCGGCTGGGAAAGGTCGAGAAGACCTCGCTCGGCTTGCCAGACGGCTTCGACGCCGACGAGCTGACAGGGAGGCTCAGCAAGGTCGAAGGGGCAATTAAGCGCATGGGCGTGAAGCCGCCGGCACCGAAGGGAGGGACCAAGTGACTCTGACCGCACACTTCAGCTTTGAGGAGCTGACCCGCACCGGACAAGCCTCCCTCCAGGACGCCAACCAGCAGGAGGCCCTCCCCTACGTGGACCGTCTGAAGGCGGTGGCCGAAATGCTCGAGGTCATCCGCGCGCGGTTCGGGCCTGTCCGCGTGTCGAGTGGCTTCAGGGGGCCTGCCGTCAACGCCGCCGTGGGAGGCAGTGCCTCGTCACAACATTCTAAGGGCGAGGCCGCGGACATCGTGTGCCCCGCCGTCTCGGTGGAGGAGCTCCACAAGTGGATCGTCACCGAGAGCGGCCTGCGCTTTGGGCAGTGCATCCTCGAGAAGCCGCCGGGGAAGGCGTGGGTGCACATCTCCCTCGGTGCCCCGTGGCGTCCGGCTGCGAAGTGCAACGAGGCGCTCTTCTTCGACGGGAAGACCTACAAGCCGATCAAGTATTGAGCTAGGTAGGCGGCGGGAACCTCTACCCCACAAAGGCGGCGCGCTACTCTCGCATGGTGCAGGGGCGGCGCGTCGTCTCGTGTCGGGCTACTCTGTCGGTGCGCAACATCGGAGGCGCGCGCCCTCGTCGTCGGAATAGGCCGCGGCGGGGGCGTCCACCAGGAGGTCAGATGCCGTACACGCCTGACGAGCTCGTCACCCTGCCTGCCGAGGTCATTGATCTCGTAAATGCCATTCGCGACGCCCGACGCGCCGACGGCGACGGTGGGGTCAAGGTCACGAAGGCCGAGCGCCGCAAGATCCTCCGCGAGGCTGCGCAGTTGGCGTTCCTGCTCGCTCGGGATGGGCTGGACTAATGGCCGTCACCCTCGCGCCTACGCACCTACCGCACGTACAGATCGTCGTTACCGGCGCATCGGGTACAGTTACGGAGGTCATCCTCCCCACGACGCGTCATCTCGCGATGAACCTGCACAACCGCGACAACGCCTCGAAGAACGCGATGGTCTCCTTTGACCAGACGCTGGTCGATGGAGGCGCGGCGCCCGCCTCGGGCGGGTGGAGCATCGACAACTATCTGAACTACAACGTCAACGGTAACGGCGCGAATGGGATGCCGAGCGTGACGAAGTTCTTCGTCTTCTCGCTTTCGCATAACGACGTTACCATCGAGGTTCTCCTGACGACAAGCAAGCCCGCCAACTAGTCCAGGCGTACCGGCATCACCACGTAGAACGCCGACGCGTCTCCTCGCGGCTCGAGAATGAGCGGCGCAATAGCACCGCCGCTCTTCATCACGACGTCCCCTTCGGGACAGGCCGCGAGAGCATCGCCGATGAATGCGGCATTGAGCCCGAGGGAGAGCGGCGTATCGGCCTCGCACGGGACCTCGTCTCGCGCCGACATCACGTCAGCCTGAGTGGCGCTTAGCACCAGACCATCGCTACCGAACGAGAAACGCACCGCCTTCGCGTTGTCTCGGGCTGCGAGCTTCACGCGCTTGAGCGCGTTCCCGACGGCGTCGCGGTCAACGATGAACCGATGCTTGTGCGTAGCGGGGAGGACTTCCTTGTACGACGGAAAGTCGGCTTCTAGGAGGCGCACGTAGAGGCTCGCCACGGCGCCCCAGTGGATGTGTACCACCTTGTCGCCGTACTTCATCTGCACGACGTCCTCGACGTCCCCGAGGAGGCGCAGGAGCTCCGCGGCGCCACGACGCGGGAACAGCGAGCGCCTCGGGAGGTCGCCCTGGTGCGTCGCCGATACCTCCACGCGTGCGAGACGGGACCCGTCCGTGGTGACCATGCCGAGCGCGCCCTGAACCAGCTCGAGGTGCACGCCGCCGAGCATGTACCGGCTGTCGTCGTCAGCCATCGCGTGCGACACGGCGCGTAGCCCGCGGCGCAGGTCTGCCGCAGACACGGTGATGGTACACGCAGAGGCATCGACCTGCGCCGTCGGCGGGAACTCTTCGGTCGGGAGCGTGGGCAGCTTGAACGTGGAGCGCCCCGCAGCCACCTCGAGCATCGTCTCCCGCAGAGTCATGGTGACGGAGCCTGCGGGGAGCACGGACGCCACGTCCCTTAGGCGCGAGGCATCCACGCAGACGCGGAGCTGGTCGCTCACCACGTCGACCGGGTACAGGCCCACGAAGGTGCAGACCGTGTCGCGTGCGGTCACGAGAAGCTGACCCGCTCCGTTGACGTGGAGGAGGGCGGCTGCGCCGATGGGCGCGCCCGACTTGTCGGCGATGCTGGCGGCACGGTTCGCCGCCTGGGCGAGGACCGCCCTGTCAATGATGATGCGCACTAGCGAGCTCCTGCCTGCCGGATGCGGCAGTCCCAAAGGTGTTCGGAGGTGGGGGCGAGACAGGCGGGACACTGGTCCGTGTCTCCGATGTACAGCGAGGCAGGCTCGGCCATGACCTCGGCAAGGGTGGCGAGCTGGGCGCGGTCGTGCAGGAGAGCGCGCTCCTGCTCCTCGGCGAAGGCTTCGACCTCGTCAAGCTGCACCATGCAGACCTTGACCGCGTTGATGTGAGCGATGCGCCGCTCCATCGTGTACTTGTGGAGCACGGCCTCCAGGCGCTGCCGCATCATGTGCGACGAGATCAGCGCCACCGGACACCTCGCTTGCTCTCCAGACGGAAGCCGGCGGGGAGCTCGGCGCCGGCCTTCGCAGCCTTCAGCGCCGCAGCGCGGTCGGGCTCCGTCTTCACGCGCCGCCAGATCTCCGGCCATTCCGAGACGTCCTCGGGACCAGACACGGACTGCGTCTCGGCGAGCCACGCCGTGTAGCTGGATGTCTTCACCTTCGGCTCCTCGCCGAGCTCCTCGCGCGCGACCAGGAGGGCGGTCGCGTACACCTTGACCCGCTCCTCGGCGCTTTCCATTGCCTGCCGGCGGGCCTTCAGGCGGGCCTCCTCCTCCTTGAGGAGCGTGGCCTCGGAGTCGAGCCGGCGCGAGAGCGCGAGGCAGCTATGCAGCTTGTCCTCGGAGGACTCCAACCACGCGGCTAGGGCCAACTCGCACTCGGGCGTCAGCACGCCCTGTTCAGCCTCGATGCTCCCGAGGATGCGCGAGGAGTCAACCAGAAGTTCGTAGGTACTAGGCACAGGTCACCTCAGAAGGGAAAGCCGCGGTCGTCTTCCGCGGGAGGAGGGGCATCGAGTAGGGGCTCACGCGTCGAGGGGACAGGGCCTGCGGCCTTCTCGGTATGCTTCCAGATGACGCCCTGGCAGGCCTTGTCCCGGCATTTGAAATCGGGAGCCTTCGGATTCATCTCGCCTGCGGCCTTCTTCGGACGGTTGTCCCACATCTTCCCGGAGCAGGTCGGGCAGACGGGGTCGATACCGGGAGGCGTCGAGGAGGGCGCGGCCTGCGGACGCGGAGCTGGTGCTTGGTGAGGCGCGGCCTGTGGACGAGGCATTGGGGCGGGCGTGCCGGCGGCGTGGCCATCGTCGTCGTCGCCGGGAGCTACGCCGACCGCCGCTGCCAGCGCGTACCGGCGCAGGTAGGTCACCACGGAGCCCGCCGCCTGGGCGCTGCCGTCCTTCGGCATGGCTGCGGCGACCGAGATGATGTGCTGCCCGCTGGCGTGCATGAGCGCCGTGGTCACGGTCACGGTGCCATCCTCGAGGCGACCGGGGTGCTGTGAGACGCTCAGGCCGTTTGACGCCAGGGCGACGCGGCACGCGTCCCAGACGCTGGCGAGGTCGGCGTAGTTGCTGCGGAACGCCGGGTTCTGGCGGTCCTTGACCGCCGGCTGGATCTGCGCCTGCGCCTTCGCGAGCGCGGTGGCGAGCTGGTCGAGCTCAGGAGACATGTGCTGAATCATGCGGAGAACTCCGGTGCTAGTACGAGGATGCCCGAGGGCGTGACGTGCGTGATCGTCCCCTTGAGGGACGGAGAGGGTTCCCACTCCCACCCGAGCATCGTCTTCCCGCGAGGAGGCGCACCGAGCGTCACCACGGCGCGTCCTGCGTCGTAGTGCACGTGGGTGACGAGCTCCGCGTGGTGCTCGAGGAGGAACGTGAGGAGGTTCGTGAGGGCGAGGGCGTGGGTAGTCATGCCCACCATGTACTAGGGTATTGCGGTCCCCGCAATCGCACTATAGTGCAGTTCCATGACCAGACTCGGAGAGTACATACAGGAGCGGCGCACCGACCTCGGCCTCACGCGGGCCGACCTCGCGCGCGAGCTCAAGGTCCACAAGGCGCAGATCCAACGGTGGGAGGAGGGCACGTGGTGCCCTCGCCCGACGACGCTTGTTGCCCTGGCGCGCGTGCTGGGGATGCCGCCGCACGAGCTCATGATGATGCAGGTCGGGGACGTGGAACCTCCATGACCGCCGACTACGTCATCGGCCTCGTGCCGCGCGGTGCCTCGCGTCCTCGAGCTGCACGAGGTGGAGGGCGTGTCTACATGCCTCCCGAACACCGCGCGTGGATGGATGCCGCCGTTACCATGCTGCGCGAGCAGCGGCGCGGTGAGCCCATCGCCGAGCCTGTCGAGCTCGAGGTCATGGCCTATTGGCCGTTGCCGAAGGCGAGGCCGGCGTGGTGCGACAAGGAACGCTGGGCGCTGCGCGGACAGGTCGGGGGTATCGCCTACGCCACCAAGCCCGACCTCGACAACGTCGGGAAAATCGTCATGGACGCCCTGGTCGAAGCCGGCATCCTCGAGGATGACCGCTTCGTGGTCGAGTTGAACATGTCGAAGCGCGCCGTGCCCGAGACTGGCCGCATCGACGTATGGCTCACTCCCGTCTAGAAAGTGCGTGCAAGGGTTGCAGGTTCTGCAACCGCTTGGTATGGTCTGAGGCGTCGGGCACCTGTCCGACATGGAGAAGACCATGAGCCTCTACGACATCGCCCGCGCCTGCTACTACGACCCCGGCTACGTGTGGGAGCACTACGGAAAGCCCACCGCGTTCGCGAGCTTCATGTTGGCGAGCGCCGCCTTCGTCGTGGCGGTCGTATGACGACGCCCATCAGGTGGATTGAGACCGGCCTCGGCTGGCGCGCGGACATGGAGGCAGGGATCGTTCTCCTGGTCAACCGCGCCCATCGCGGTGGCGGGTGGTCGTGGGAACTGAGCGCGTTCCACGCCGACGACGACGCGCGTGGCATCCAGCCGACCGACGCGAGCGCAAAGCATCTCGCCGAGAAGGCTTACCGCGCGTGGCGCGCGAGGCAGGTCGTATGAGGCTCGGAGACATCATCGCGGCGCTGGTGCGTCGCTTCGGGAGGTGGCCGTGATGTGGATTGAGTATCGGTACGAAGATGGATCGACGTGGCAAGGATGCCCCGACGACCAGACTCATGAGCTCATGATCTGGGCGCATGAGAAGGAAGGCTTCTCGTGGCGCGTGGTGACTGCGGATGTCCATGCCAACACGCCCGAGGGATGGAGCGCGACGCTCGAAGACGCCAAGCGCCACGCGGAAACGGCCTACATGGAGTGGTACGGCTATTCCTGCGTGATCGGCGAGCTGGAGGTGTCCCTCCAGGCGCTCAAGGAAGAAAACGCGATGCTGCGCGACGAGCAGTGCCTCGCCGACGCAAATGTGGCTGAGATGCACGACACCGCTATGCTGCGGGAGCGCGCCGCCGTGGTGGCGTACCTTCGCACCCTTGACGACCGCTGGGGTCTGGGAGCGAGCGTGTGCGGCGCAGCGGCAGACAACATCGAACGCGGCGAGCACCGCCGCGAGGAGGGGGCATGAGCCTCCTAGACGAGCAACCCGCACCGACGCCCGACGTGGGCGACGTGTGGGCCGAGATCATCGCCGAGACGACGCACCCCGTGCTGCGAGGTCTCTACGAGGAGCGCCGCCGGCAGGGCATCGAGCGCCACGGCGTGCCGCTCCAGCGTGGCAACGGGCGCGACCACGAAGCGGACGCCATCCAGGAGCTAGTCGACGCGATCTGCTACCTGCGGGCAGCGAACCGCACGAAGGCGCAGAGCATCGTGGAGGCCGTCCTCCTCTTCGTCATCGAGCGGCACGCGTGAGTTCTGCCGTGAGACGTGACCCTCGTCTCGGGTCTTCTTCAGGGGTCACGTCTCACGGTCTCGCGCGGGGGAACGTGTAAGCGTTTCTTACAAGTTCTCAGGACATTCAACATCAAGGAGCAGCATCATGACGACCATCGAAAACGACGACTACACCATCTCCAACATGGATTGCATTCCAGGATTGATGAGCCTGCCGCACAAGTCCATAGACCTCGCGGTGTTCTCTCCTCCATTCTCGTCTCTCTACGCATACACCGCCGCAGATGCGGACATGGGCAATAGCCGCGAGAGTGACGACGAGTTCCTCCTGCACTTTGAGTTCTTCGCGGAGGCGCTGGCGCCTCTAATCAAGCCCGGCAGGAACGTTTGCCTCCACATTCAGCAGGTCTCGCGATTCAAGTCGAACCACGGCTACATGGGCTTGTTCGATATCCGAGGAGCGGTCATCCGAAAGATGGAGGCGGCTGGACTGCACTACTATGGAGACGTCACCATTCCGAAAAACCCGCAAGCGCAATCGATCCGCACGAAGTCCGCGTGCCTCACGTTTACAAACTTCGAGCGGGACTCGATGATCTCACGGCCTGCGCTTGTCGACTACCTGCTCGTATTCAAGGCTCCAGGCGAAAACATCGTCCCGGTACGACAAGATGGTAAGGACGGCTCGGTCAGCCGTGACGAGTGGATACAGTACGCCGAGGGCGTATGGGGACCATGCGACGATACTTCAGACGTAGATCTGTTTGCCGGCATGTTCGAGCGAGGAGAGCCGCTCGGCGTATGGACAGGCATTAAGGAAACGGACACGCTCAACACCGATGCGGCTAAGAGCGACCAAGATGAGCGCCACGTCTGCCCTCTACAATTGCCATTGATCGAACGATGCATCCGTCTATGGTCCAACAAAGGAGAGACGGTTCTCTCACCATTCATGGGTGTCGGCAGTGAGGGATACAAGGCATTGGAGCTTGATCGCAAGTTCATCGGGTTCGAGCTGAACCCTCGATACTTCGGGGTGGCGCGCAAGAACCTAGACCGCGTGCTCGCATCTCGTGGCGCGCAGATGGTTTTGTTCGGAGGTGCGAAGTGACCGCCGAAGAAGTGCGCATCGACATCCCGCACGGTCCCGAGGGATACGACCTATTCATCGGATGCAAGCGTTTGGCTACCTACCGCGTGGAAGGGAGGACCGTAGTCACCGATGCTACAAGCTACGCCGCGGTTTTTGGCGGTAAGATCGACACAAAGTCGATCATCTTCGATGCGCCGCACCTCATGGACTTTCAGGCGTACCTGGTGCAACGGGCTCTAGAACGGCGTCGTTTCGCGATCTTTGCTGACTGTGGCCTCGGCAAAACTGCGATGTTCCTCGCATGGGCGCACGCAGTCGAGAAGCACGGGAAGGTGCTGATACTATGCCCTCTGGCGGTACTGAAGCAGATCAAGCGCGAGTCTGAGCGTTTCCACGGGACGACGCTGGTGGACCTGCGCGCCGGAGAGGCGTGGACTAGCGGGATCGCGATCATGAACTACGAGAGCCGTCGCGACATCGACATGCGTGGCGTTGCGGGCATCATCCTAGATGAGTCCAGCATCTTAAAGAACGACGCAGGTGAGACGCGCGACTTCCTCATCTCCCTGTCCTCGAACATCCCCTACCGTCTGGCCACGTCGGCCACTCCCGCGCCCAATGACCATGCCGAATACGCGAGCCATGCGGTATTCCTCGGCTATGCGCGCACCGCAAAGGAGTTCTACTCGCAGTTCTTCCGTAAGGACGGAGCCGATTGGATACTTCGTGGTCACGCCATCGAGCCGTTCTATCGGAATCTGTCTGCGTGGAGCACGTACATGCACAGCCCACGCGCCCTCGGGTTCAAGCAGACTACGGAGATGGGCGACGAGCCAGACTACATCTTCAAGCATGTAGCCGTCCACTCTGGGTTCAAGGTTAGGAGCGGCAATATGTTCGCGTCGGCTGAGTCGGCAGAGGACAGGTCGTTCGTGTTTGGCGAGCTCAGGTCTACACCGGGACCGCGTCTCTCGGCTATCGGCGAGTACCTGCAAGGCAAGCGAGGCATCATCTGGTGCGGGAGGAACGCGGAGGAAGATGCAATCCGCGCGATGCTTGGAAAGGACGTTCCCGTGGTCAACGGAGCCATGCCTGTCGAGGAGCGCGTGGAGATTGTCGATGCGTACCGCGCGGGGTCCATCCGGCACATCATCAGCAAACCGAAGGTGCTCGGGTTCGGCGTGAACATCCCCGAATGTGACCACATGGTCTATTCGGGCTTCGGCTGGAGCTTCGAGCAGGTATACCAAGCCGTGCGTCGTGCTCATCGATATGGGCGTACCGGACGCCTAGAGGTCATGTTCCCATTCACAGACCCCGAGGCTCCCGTGCTGAAGGTCCTACGCGAGAAGATGGACAGATTCTCGGGTGACGTACAGATCATGCAGGGCAGGTTCTGGCGGGGGTGATGCTTGACGATGTGCGCGTATGCCCTGCGCTATGCAGCGGCGGGGATGCGTGTGCATCCCCTGTACGAAGTAGACCCGGGCACACAGACCTGCGCTTGCCAATCAGGCGCGTCGTGCACCGAGAAGCAACGCGGCAAACATCCGCGCCTCGGAGGCTGGCAGCAAAAGGCGACTACTGACGCCGACGAGGTCCGCGCATGGTGGTCGCGATGGCCGCGTGCGGGCGTGGGCCTCGCCACGGGCAGCGCCTCCCGGTGCTGGGTGCTGGACCTCGACGGGCCTGAGGCGGGCGCGTGGTACGAGGCGCAGGTCGCGCGGCACGGGCTTACGCGCACGCTGGGCGTGCACACCTCGCGAGGTTTTCACCTCTATTGGAGGTGGTCGCCCGACGCGATGGTACGGAACGCCCAGGGGCTGAAGGCTGTGGGCGCACCGAACGTCGACGTGCGCGGCGAGGGCGGGTACGTCTGCGCCCCGCCGACGGTGCATCGCAGCGGGCACGTGTACGCGTGGGAGACGCAGCTTGGCGCGTTTCAGCGGGAAATGGTCGAGGCTCCGGCGTGGCTGCTCGACATCGTGAAGGAGAAGCCGAAGCCGAAGCGGGAGTTCCAAGCGCCGGCCTGGGCAGTCACCGAGCACGAGCTCGCGAGAGAGATCCGCACGCGTCTCGACCACGACGAGCGCCTCCGGCAGACCGTGGGGCTAGAGCTCGGCGGGACCTTCCGTCCGGCGGCACGCCCATATGTGGATGACTTGCGGTGTCCGAACTGCGGAGACCGAGAAGCTTGGTACTACATCGACGCAGGCCCCGTGGTCTGCCATCATCGCAACTCGTGCGGATGGGCGGGAAGCCTTGACGCGCTCAGGAGGCAATCGTGACCGACGCAGACATCGCCGCCCTCGCGGGCATTACCGTCCTCCCGATGGCGCGCGACGCCGCGGTGTGGGACATGCTGGACCGCAGCGCGGACAAGTTCGACGGGAAGACCGGCGCGCTCATCCGTCCCGGTGACCCGAAGGGCCACCGCGATAACGTCCAGCTCATTCTCGCGCATGACCCGTGGTGGGCGACCGCGTTCGCGTACAACACGCTCTCCGAGCGCGTGGAGTGGGTGCGCCGGGATGGTGAGACGGTCGCCGTCGATGACCACCACGAAGCGGAGATCGGGCTGACGCTCGCGAGGCAGTACGGCATCCACGCACCGACGGCGGTAGTGCACGAAGCCGTCGCGTGGGCGGCGCACCGCCATACCTACAGCCCCGTCGAGGACTACCTCGAGGCGTTGGAATGGGACGGGGTCGAGCGCATATCCACGTGGTGCTCGCGCTACCTCGGTGCGCCTGCCGACCAAGTGACGCAGGCGATGGGCCGCGCGTGGCTTATTCAAGCGGTGGCACGTGCACTGAACCCCGGATGCAAGGCCGACACGGTGCTCATCCTGCGAGGACGCCAGGGGAGCGGGAAGAGCACGTCCCTCGCCATCCTCGGCGGTGATTGGTTCCGAGACACGCCCATCGACCTCGCGAGCAAAGACCGCTTCTCGGCCCTACAGGGCGCGTGGATCTACGAGCTGGCCGAGCTCGACTCTTTGCGTCGTGCGGAGGCTCAGACGCTAAAGGCGTTCGTCTCCTCGCAGCGGGACTCCTATCGTCCGAGCTACGGACGGAACACGCGCGACGTCCCGCGCACGACGGTCTTCGCAGGGACGACGAACGACGACGAGTTCCTACAGGACGCAACGGGCTCGCGCCGTTGGTGGGTCATCGAGACGACCACGTGCGACGCGCCCACCCTGCGACAGGACCGGGACCAGCTCTGGGCCGAAGCCGTCCACGCGTACCGTCAGGGCGAAGGCTGGCACCTTGAGACCGACCTCGAGGAGAGCCGCGCCGTCATGGCGCAACGGTACGAGGTGAGCGATCCGCTGGCTGCGCCGTTTGAGCTTTGGTGCGACGCGCGGCATGACTTCACGGTCTCGGAAGCGTGGGCTGCGCTGGGCTACCTTACGCCGCCTCTGGCTCGAGATGGTCAACGCCTGGGCAAGCTGATCCGCCAGCTCGGGCTTCACGTCGCGGGGAAGGTTGTGCGGAACGGGAAGCGCGTCAACGGGTACAAGCTCGCCGACTAAGCCGCGTCGTGTCCACCCTTGCTGTTTGGTGTCCACCCTTGTGTCCACCCTTGTCCACCCTCAAGGATGTAGTCCCCGTCTAGGTTGTCTAGGGTGTCCACCCTGTCCGGGTAACTTTAAACTTTTAGAGAGAATAGAAAGAGAGAGAGAGACATGGAAACGCGTGGACAGGGTGGACAGGGTGGACAGAACCTACGGCGATGCAGTCGGCGTCTACGTTCTAGGGTGTTCACCCTTGCCGGCGTAAGGGTGGACAGGGTGGACACTGTGGACGGCGTAGACCATCGGGCTAGACTTGACCTCGAGCGTGCGGTCCTCGGCATGGTGCCTGGGGACCGCGTCCTCCGATGCGCTCGGACGATAGCGCAGCCCTGTCCAAGTCAGCCTTGCCTCGCGGGCAGGGTTGTCGTGTGTCTGGGGGCCTCCATACCCCGACCTCCTTCGC